TCAGGCAAAAAGCTTAAAGCGCCTTCGGGTGTGAAAGCGTCTCCAGCTATCAAACCCGAAACTAGTTCGTTTTCCTGTTCCTCTAATGTTTTCCCTTCTCCAACTTCATCTTCAGACTCACCATATCTTTCTTTTTGATACCTCTCTGCCATTACATCCATTTGTTCAAAAATTCCTTTAATATCAGCGCTGGGCATTTTAGCACTAGCTAATAATATATCATACTGAAATTTATACCTTGGGTCTTTCAACATATCTTGATAAGAATTTTGAACTTCGTTAAAAGCACTGTCTCGTCTAGCTACCACTTGTCCATAAGCAGCGGAGGTAGGGTCTAACCCTTCAAGAGCTTTACTCCCTTCTTCTACTATATCTTTAGCAGAACTCACAGCATAAAAACTTTTTAATGAGGTTTTTTGGTCTACTTCTTTATCACCCTGAACTTCCATTTGAGCAGCCATATCGAACATACCATATTTATTATAAATAGCCTGCTTTTGATAGGGCTCAGTAACTGAATTTAACAGACTATTCATTGTCTTTTCTTCAGCTTGTGATTTTTGAAACGCCTGTTGCTGAAGATAGTTTTGCTGAGAGATTCTAGCCTGCTTGTCTCGGAAGGCAAGGGCTTCTTCTGCCCTGCTTTCGGCTATTCCAATTCGTCTACTCTCTTGATTCAGTCTACGCTCGTTTAACTGATTTGCCGTGCTCTGTGCTATTAGCTTGGGAATAGCGGTTGCTAAGCTCTCCGCTTCGGGAAGTAATACATCTCCAAGTTGATATCTAGTTGCCATTATCTCTTACCTTTAATTTCCATTATTTCTTATTAACCGGGGCCCGTGTTTTCCCAATTCATACCATTCCATTGCCACTTAATACCATTTTGAGTAACTGTGTGTCCCTCATATAAAGCTGCACTATCTGGTGGAGGATTTGGGTTTGTAACAGTCTCTTCGGGAGTATCGACGCCAAATTCAAACTCACCCTTGCGTTCAATGTCACCAATACCGCTAAGCAAGTCAGCTTGATAATCTTCAACCACTCCACGTTGTTGACGACCAAACTGGCCTATCATTTGCTCTCGTTGTTTCTGAGCTTGTGTTGTCGCAGCTCCCGAGCCAGCAAATCCACCAGCACCTGAGGCTCCCGATTGGGATAGGCCTAGTAAACCTTGTTGAGCCCCTGTCCTATAATCTCCAACCTTCTGTTCGTACCCCATACTAAATTGAGGAAGGTCTTCTAAATATTTCTGAAGTCTTGGGTCGGAAGCAACATCACCCATACCCATTTGTTGTAGAGCCCCCATAGTTCCAGTCGCTGTTCCATAACCAGCACTAGGGTCAAAAGTACCACCCGAGCCGGTTGGCTTTTGTTTTGGCCCCGGTGGCATTCCCGCAATCTGCAAGCCAGACCAATCGGTATCGGGGCCAAATAATGGGTTATCGGAGCCAAAAACCTGAAAGCCTGATTGTCCGAGTTGATTTATAGCATCTATATTAACACCATATGGGTTTGTCCCGCCAGTAGTTGGGCTAGCACCCTCACCTGTGGTTTGTCCTTGTGGCCCAGTTCCCGCCATAGGCTGGTATGGTTGTGGCATCATAGGTATATTAGGTCTCTGTGGATTAACATATCCGCCCATAGGCATCTTTGGTATCAATCCACCACCTTGCCTATTTGGAAGGTCTGGCCCGTAGTAAGCATAGGATGGATACTGAGGCGGGAGACCAATGTTTGAAAAATCACCTAATTGGGTAGCTGGAATATCAGATAAAGGCATATCTTCAAAAGGAGTATACGAAGATGGGTCTACAAAAGCATCCGCTCTGTCCTTTAAAGCCCATAGTGCCCCCTTGTCTTGAGCGGCAATAGAAGATGTATCAAAAAGAGCCTCAGCTCTGGGGGTCTCAAATCCTATTCCACCCTCAATTTGCTCTAACTTAGCAATATCCGCTTGCGGGAGTGCGGCGAAGTTCGGGTCAAATTTTGCTTTTAAATAGTCAGCTCCACCCGCTGTTGCAAACTTCATAGCACCAGCCTTTAGACCACCAACCAACGCTCTTTCGCCTCTGCTCCTCTTAAAGTCTTCTGAGTAACCCCGTAAATCTTTTCTTGATTCCTGAGCGTACTTTCCACCGCCCACTTTTGTATCTTTGTAAGTACTTTCCCCCGCAAATCTACCAAGGGCTGAACCAGCAGCTGTACCAATCGCACTTCCTATGGCTGTACCAACTCCCGGTATCGGGATGAATGAACCAGCAATGCTACCAACTGTGCTTAAAATACTGCCCAATCCACTAGCACGCCTTTGTCTTTTAGCCATTCGCTCTGACTCCTCTTTTAATCTTCGCATTTCACCCTGATATTCACTCCCCCTGCGAGACCGTGCTATCGCCCCGCCAAGTTGATAATTGTTAGATGGCCCTAATAAACCACCGCCATATAATTCCATTAAACTGTTTGCCATGATTATGTCCTTGTAAATTCTAAGTAATACCAAGCGCCAAGCTCTTTTCTATAGAGCCTTAACTTTCCATCAGGTGTTTTAACCATTCTCTCTTCACCGTTATTACCGGAAGCGTTGGCTGGAAAGCCCATTTGAATCTTAGCGTCTGCTTTCTTTGCATTGTATAAAAATCTTTTCTCCCTGTCAATTGCCATTAGGTAATTCTCTTATAAATAGGTCTGTATTCTACACCAACATTATTTACCTTCTGTACGCTACTGCCATCCATATCTAACTGTACTTGAAATGATGAAGCTAAAAGCGGTGTACCAAATGTAATCCTATTAATATCTAAATCATTACTGGTAGAGGCTAAACTGCCCGCATTTGCCACAGCTTGTTTTGTACCACTATCATTGGTATAAAAGTACTTAACACCATTAGCATTAGTTGCCCCACTTGCATACTCTACAGTTACACCATAAATCTTTTTAACTATATTCGGTAATCCAAAATCGTCATCTTTTAACGTGATATCAAATGTCGCACCAGAATCCGGTTCCCCATCATAAGACTCCAGCTCATCGGTACCAATACCTAGTGTCATTTGACTATAGGCGTCTGTAATAATATTTGTCTTTATCGCATTGTCTGCCAAGTCTTCAATAAATGTAAAACTATTCGTTGTAAAACTATATACATACGCATCACCGCTCGTACCACCGGAGGCAGCAGCGTCCCTCATTACAACTAAATGCTTATTAATTGGCTCAAACCCAACCATAGTGTCGGCGTTTACAAAAGACTTCCAAGTGGACTCCAATATCTTCTTTTGTAGATTGGTAATCTTTGAACCATCATAGAAAAACAAACCTTGTTTGTTTGCCCAAGCCACACCAAAATCTGTTTTAACAACCGTAGCGTGAAATGGAACACCCATGTTCTTATGTTCAGATTCTAAGAACCATTGCGTGTCAGAACCACCACCTATATTGATTATATAGAGGGTCTTTTGCTTAAAAGCCAAGAGACGGTCTGCAAAAGATTCTAATTTAACAAAATCTTCACCATCGTTTATACCTATCTCTATAAAATTGGTAACTGGAAATGTATCAAATTTATTTATCTCACTGTACATCAATCTATCAGCCGAAAGCTCAGTTTGACCAGCAGCATTTATTGATTTAACATTGGCTATAAACTTCCTTCTGTTGGTAACGACGCTGGTTTTGTAACCCTCCCCAGCTGCACCAACCGATGCCGTTGAAAGGTCTGAGGCGTAACCATTAAGCGAAGCATAAGTGTCAGAACTATTAACACCTATATTAACTGTACCAATAAGATAGGCGGATTGTGAATACATAACACCCCAACCATTATAATCAGCCTCCAAACTGCTCCTGCATCCATCAGTTAGAGATATGTCAATAAGGAGTTCCCACTCGCCTTTTAATGTACTATTCCTACAATAAATTCTTCCGCCTGTTACTCTATCTGCATATCCATGGGATGCAATAACCATACAGTCTAAATATTTGCTCGCTGCTACGGCGATAGTACCCGTCATAGTAGTAGGTAAGGATTCTTGATTTCCGTCATAAATGAATGTCTGAGCAAATTCATATGTAGCGGCAGTAAACGAACCAGCACTAGTTGGCACAACTTCCAGATTAAAACCTAACCCAGCGTCTGGGGCAATAAAGCCCGGCACATCTGAGCCTACGCCCCATGCTTCTGCGGAATCTAAAACAAGCGTAGTATTATTTGTCCTAGATGCAATCCCTTGCACTTCGCCTCCGCCTTC